GCATGAAGAATGAGCCTGATCTGTACAAAGACATCTACTACGGACGGCGCTTGCCTGAGTCGGTGAACTGCAGGAACTGCATACACTCAAAGCCATTGACTGAATCAAATGGTGCAGTGTGGTTATGTAAGAAGCGAAACCATGCTCTCTCGCTTGATGAGCAGCGTTCTGGGTGCGATAAGCACATGTGGATACCTGAGCTAGTGAATGCAGATCACATGCCTGAGAGGAGCACAGAGGACGCCACAGCGTACAGAGTGGGCATCATCGACTTCTACAATGGTGTGAGGCCAGAGGATGGTGAGTATTACTACTCTAGTGCTGAGATGCGTGAGCTATCCAAGGTGCAGTTCAACGCTGAGATGATGATTGATGCCGAGAAGATCAAATCTGAGTTCCCAGGGAGCCAGATCGACAACATGGATGAACGCAAAGTTCCGTTCTAGTCCCAGCTGCGGGGGTCTTTGACCACCAGTATCTTGGTGCCGGGGTAGAGGGCTTCGACAAGTTTCTTCTTGAGCCTGAACACCTGAGTGATCACGCCCTTGGTATCCTCGACCACATACTCACCATCGCGCTTGTATCGGAAGTCTGCTATGTATGAGCAGATCTTCTGATCCTCGCCGTTGACGGTGACCACGCAGGGAAAGTCCACCTGTACTTCAAGATCAGTAAGTTCGCCAGCCTGCTCTAGCTGTTTGAGTATCTTGTATCGTGCAGCTTCAAGCTTAGAGTCGAACACGATGCCATCGTATTCAGTTCGCTTTGCAAAGTATTTGGACTTTGGTCGCTTTCTTTTTGGAACCACACTAATCAATGCCTAGGAGTTTGTTCAACTCTACCTGCCTGAGTGCACCAACGCCACGGTCAAACAGCGATGTAGGCGCTGTGCTGGGCTGTGCAGGCGGGATTTGAGGCGCAGGCTGTGGTTGTGTAGGGGGTGGGGCAGCAGGCGCTTGTGCGGCCTGTGCTTCGGCTGCAGCTTGTGGCCTTAGTGCAGCGCCTTGGAAGTCTCTGTATGCGTTTGTAATCTGATCGAAGTCAAAAGGATTAGAAAGCTTGTCTTCAGTTCCTTGCATTGCAATCTTGATAGTTTCTTTTGTGGGAAAGAATGCTTCAAACCTACCTGCAAGAACCTCTCTAAGCTTTGGAGTCTTTGCTTCTTTCAAAGGCTGAACAATGTCTGCCGTAGACAAACCAAGAGTTTTGGCGTCTTCAATCGCCATATTGAGATCGCGCAGCGCCTTAAATCTTTGTTCGTTGGCCGTGATGAAAGCCTGAGTTACTTTCTCTGCGCTCACATCGCCGCGTGACTTCGCGACTTGGTTAAAGATTGCAGATGCATCTCGCACATTGCGTGCAGCTTCTACACCGCGATAGTACAGAGTTCTTTTGACTCTAGGCTTGATCGTCTTCAGCCCAGTGAGTGCTTCCGCAAACTCTTGCGCGGGGTCAATGCGATACCCTTGTCGAGTCACAGCACTTCTTGGATCCATGCCTGCAACAGAACCAATCGCTTTTGGAAAGTCTCCAAACTTAACGCCAAAGTAACCTGTCTCTGGGGTTCCTACATCACCTGTGATTCGCACTGGCGATACACCTGGCGTTAGTCCTTCGGCAAGGTGTGCTACCGATTTAGCTGCTTTGAGTCCAAGAGGGTCTAGGTTGTTGTATACAGGTGCGCCAAAGTCTGTTCTGTTACGAGCAACATCAAATATCTTTTGCGTGATAATCGATTCACTTGCAAAAGGAGCCGCAAATTCGTAGAGCGAATCGGTTGATGCATCAAAGGCTATCTCTGATAAATCTTTTTCAGCTGTAACACCATTTGCTACCGCGTTGTATACGGCTCGCGCTGGACGCAACATATAGTCATACGGATTGGTGTATGAAAAGTTATACATCTCGGTGATGTTGCCATCTTTGTCTGTGGCTATCGGTATCAGAGTAGAGTTTCTATCCCACTCGTATGCCATGGAACGCTTGTAAGCCTGCACTTGCTCATCATCCGCTCCAGACAATAACAACCCTGCGGTTGCTAAAGTTGAGGGAATCGCCACGTTTGTAGCCATCATCCCGGTAAGCCGCTTCATACCAATCGCTCTGATCTCAGGCGACTCACTGGCCAGTTCTTTGATAGATCGTTGAAGGATGTTNCCACTGGTTCTGATGATCTCTGCTGGGAACGCGATGAAGTTACCAACGGGCAGTTGCCTTAGTCTTTTGATCGCTTCAGGNACTCGAGCATAGTTTGGCACTGTATCTTTTACGATCTCAGCGGCCTCTTTTTTCAACGCTGCTTCAAGAACATCATCTGCAATTAATACTTTTCCTTTGTCATCTGTTCTTCTAATGACGTTACCAAACTTTAAAAAGTTTTCTCCATCAGACACAGGGATGACTGCATTAGGATTGTTTTTAAAAGCTTTCTGAAGTTTAGCTAGTTCCATCTCAAAGCTGTACGCCTTCCAAACATCATCAGAACCTTGATAAAGCTTTGCAGCAAAACCATTCTGTTGATTTCTGGCAACTTGAAATGCTTTTTCAGCTATCCTTGGAACGGTCTTTGTTGACTCTAATGCATCGTTAAGCAATGCCTCAAACTCGCCCACCTTTGCGTTGGTGTTGATGATCCCTAATTCAACAAGTTCATTGTAATACTTTTCAAGGTCAGCTTTACTCGCTTGTGCAGCAGACTTTTCACCTATCTTAAAATCACCAACCTTAGTCAATCTTTGATTTAGATTTGTTAAAACACTAGATACCGACTTAGCTAGTGAATCTGCGCTGCCTATGTTTCCGTTTGCAAGAGCAAAGAATGCGGCAGTTGTGGCGTTTCTAATTTGTGTGATTGGGCTATACACAGTCTTTGCAATCTGCGACATGCCTTTGATTCCCAAAAACGTCGCATATAAAGGCATCGTATTAGCCAAGTTGAATATGTCACCAGCCTGTTCAAAAGCCTCCTGGTGTTCTTTCAATACATACTTACCAGCCAATGGGCCGTATTTAGCTCTATCTTCGTCTGTAATTTTTTCAAGTGGACTCTTATTACCAATGCGCGTGTAAGCTGTTAAGTTTGCGCTAGGCGGGATATCGTCAAACAAAAACTTTTTGTCTGCGGCTAGGCTTTCGTTATGAGCAAATAAGTTTTTATAGTATTCATCTTTTCTTATTTGCTTTGACAATATGTCAACGGTATCAATGATCTTTGTTTTTAGCCCCGCCTCTTGCTCAGCGATATCTCTGGCTCTTAGAATCTTGGTGTTCTCACGGCCAATGACTTCTTTTGCGCCCGTGTACTCGCCTAAAAAGTCTCTGATCGCAGGAAAATTATCTAGCGTTCTGCCTTTTAAAACACCCTGACCAACGCCTGAAAGAACTTCTTCGTCTATTAAATCTTTTGGATTGACGTTGGCATTGTTAGGCATCTTGCTCAACATGTTGGCCAGAATGCCTCTAGCTTTGGCTGGAGTAATGCGAGAAGCCTCATCTAGCCCAGCTGTTGATTGAACTAGCTCATCTATTGCTTTGGCTTGTTGAGCGCCAGTTGGAGTGTAATCTGTTTCTTTTGCTGCCCTGTATATTCTGGTGCCATAGAAACCTAGATTACCCTCAATTGTTTTTATTAACTGGTCTCTTGACCCTTCTTGCAAAAATGGATCGTCTTTGATTTTTACAATTGAATCACTGAGACCATCAATCTGCTCTCTCAACTGAGTTGCGCCGTCAAATAAACTTAGTTCTTTTTCACTGCCAAATAGAGTTTTAGGTTTAGATGCTGCAATTCTTTTATCAAGATCTTTTAACATCTTGCCAGCGTTGTTTTGAACAACCTCACGACTGACGCCAACTTTTGGCTCAGCGAACAAGAAGTCGTTTAATGTATTAAGAACAATGCTTTTGTCTTGGTTGTTAAGAATGCCTTCGTTTTTATTTGCGTAAGTAAGCGCGTTGTTTATTTTCTCAACACCTTGGCGNGCAGCAGAGTTTGCGGCTGCTATCTTAGCAACCCGTGTTGCCTCATACTGCGCTGTGAACTCATCAGGCATTCTGCCTTGATTGGTTAAGAATCTGCGTCCTGTCTTCTTCAANCTCTCAATTTGCCTTTCAAAGAAGTTAGGGTCTTTTAAATCAGGCTTTACGCCNACNGATTTGAATGGTGTGTTTGGATCAGCGATAGCGCGTGCGGCTTCTTTCGCCATATCTGTTTTGCCAAGAGCTTCTGCCGTAGAGCCAATTGCTGAAACGCCTAACCTAGCTATGGCAGGAACGCCTAAAACCACAGCAGCACCCTCTGTGGCAACTTTCAATCTGTTTGCTAGGTTTGCTTGAGCCAACTCTGCGGCTGCAAGATCTTTGGTTTCTATTCGTTTCGTAGGGCCAGCATCAAGAAAGTCACCAAGGGTTTCTACATCAGGTGTTGTAGCTGCAACATCAGCAGCAGCAAATGCACCAACTTGTGCGGGCCTGCCTAGCCCTTTGGCCACCTTGGCAGCAGCGCCACCAGGGACACCAAACTGAGTAATGAAACGAGCAGCCTCGCCTATACCCGTAGAGGTTTCAGGCTTGTACTTACTGAAGAACTCTCTAATAACTTGTGAACTGTTCTCTTCTGAGCCAGTGATTGCGTCAGCTAGTTCTGTTGGTAGCGTGCTGATCCCTTCTAAAGCACCTACAAGCCCAGCGCCTACGCCACGGAACACATCTCCAAAAGCAGATACATCTTCTTCTGCGAGTTGAGCGCCACGTTCTATTGATGGATTCTCTGCTCCCCACTCACGCGCTCGTTGTGCTGCGTATATTGGATCATCAGTAAGAACTTCGATGACCCTTCCGCTTCCATCAGGGACAGTGACAATCATTAACTTACTGTCGCTTCTGGCTTAGCCTGCATCGCCACGATTTGTTCTAATTCTTCTTTGCTTAAATCATATCCAGCTAAAGCAGCAAGACCTGCTATTTCTGATGGAGTTGGAGCAGTCATTCCTTCTAAACGCTTACCAAATAAAGTTAAAAACGTTTCTCTAGGATCATCAGAATCACCTAGCGCCAACTTTGCTACCTCTTCGTCGGACACATCATCTGGGTATATCTCTCTCAACGCTTCAAAGTTTCTCATGAACGCAGTTTGATTCTGCTGTTGAGCCGCTTCGTATTCTGCTTGGCCAAGCGTGAAGTCAGTAAAGAAGTTTCTGTCCACCACTCCGGGGCGTGACTCTGCAGCACGAGCAAGCGCATATCTGGTTTTGGGATCGGCTAAATAATCTAATGTTTTGCCAACCGCCCCAGGCTCACCACCAATGCCATCAGCGCCAAATAAGAACTTCATAATTCCTGATTGTTGATCACCAGTATCGTCACCCTCACCAGTGTCAGCAGCGGGCGTTTCCACAGGAGGCTCTGTTGTTTGCTCCTCTCCTCCGAATGGTATTGTTGACGCGCCACCAGCAGCGATACCAGCTAAAGCTGTCCTGCCAGGATTGCGTCTTATTGCACCAGCTGCGGCTGCAGGTATCCCTGCGGCACGAGCGGCAATGCTTGGAGGTGGGGGAGGCGGCTTGGGAGCGCCAAGGGCTATGTCATCAGCAACTCCAAGGCTCCTAGCAACAGCCGCTTGACTTGGGTCATCAACTTTGGATGCTGCCTTTGCAGCTTTAGCAACTTGTGCCGCTTTTCTAGCAGCCATCAAACCACGAGCCGTAAGGGCAATAGCACCGCCTCCAAGAGGTATAGTCAATGCCATCAACGTGCTTGATATAGGAGAGTCGGTATCAAACAAAACACCGCCTTCACCAAAAAGTTTGATATCTAACTCTTCTGGACTTTCTGCTGTTACTGCAATTTCTTCAGCTTCACCACCATTCTTGTACCCACGCACAGGCGCAACGCCCGCCATAATGCCCATACCTTGGCGCTGTTGAGGCGTTTGAAACATTGGTCGTTGCATGATTTGGTTGTACATCATCCCACCCTGATTCATCCCTTCTGCCTCCGACAAA